GGAAGCGTGTGGTTCTCATGCCGCAGAATATACACCGACATCCCTGCAAGGCACATGGCGAATCACGACACCCAGACTAGAAACTCCAGGTTGCGGGGTTCTCCGACAGGCTCCTAGGGCCCCTCTACGACGCTCAGGCCGGACGCTGCGATCGCGTGCGGCGCCGATGAGATGCCGCGCCCGGTCGCCCCGCTGTCTGGCGACGCGGTCCGCTGATGATGAAAAAAGAGGGGAACACATTGGCAGGGGATTGCCGAAGTCTATAATCAAGAGACCGTGGGCCGTTCTTTCGCGGCGCGCCGTGGCGCGCATGAGTTGTCGAATCAGTGGAGAGTCGAGAAATGAGAGCACACGTCAGTCGTTCAAGCGTTCTGATCGGCCTGCTGCTGGGGGGGATGGCCCTGGCGGGCGGATGCGGCGGGGAGCAGATTCAGATCCTCCAGTATCCCGCGTTCTTCGATCCGGACGACCCGTCGAGAAACGTCAAGAGCCTCGTTGTCCTGCCGTTCCGTAACCAGGCGAGCAAGGCCGCCGGCGCACGGGCCGGCGAGGCGGTCAGCGAGGAATTGTCCGGGCTGCTTTCGGGGTCCGGAACCTACCAGAAGGTCTACAATCGCAACGACTTGAGCAACCTGATGGACCAGCAGGACCTTGCGATAGCAGCCGGCGGGGACTCGAATGCGATGGCGGCGGCCCTGCGGAAGCGGGGCGCCGTCGAGGCGCTGCTGACCGGCGCGGTGACGGCCTACGATTCCAGTTCACGGACGCGCACGGAGATGCGGCAGCAATTCGTGGGCATGAACCCACAGACCAAGGCGCCGATTTACCGGCCCGTGATGATGCAGATCACGACCAACGAGGGGACCGTTACGGTCACCTCCGCGCTGATTCGCGTTCGCGACGGTGCACAGATTCACGCCACCGGGCCGGTGTACGGGCGATACAGGTCCGAGGGCACCGGCGGGGTGGCTTCGGAACCCGAATGTCTCCGCCGCGCGACCTCCCAGGCAGTGTTCGGGTGCAGGGAGCACTTCGCGGTGGTCCGCAAGACGATCACCGTCGAGTCCGACGCATTCCGCGTGGCCAGGGCGTACTACGACGGCGAATGGGACGAAGAGGACGAGTTCACGACGATCGACACCGAAGCGTTCGTCGTGCTGAAACTTCCGTCCCAGTGCGACCGCAACCGCTTCCGCATTTCGATTGTCCGCGAGGGCCGACAGAAAGACCTGTTCGTGGCGAAGGTCCGGTGGGTGAACAAGACCCAGCCGGTCCACGCCGGGAGCGAACTGACGGCCAATCCATGCCAGGTGGGCCTGGGCTTCAGGTTCTCCCCGCGGGACCTCGCCCAGAAGGCCGGACCGGGCACGTACATCGCCAAGTTCTACGCCGGCCCCAAACCCGCGCTGACCTACGAGTTCGATATCGAGTCGCCGTAAGCGTCAGTTCGCACCCCGGGCCCCGTGAGTAAATGAAGACGCCCCTCGGTCCGTGTCGGACCGAGGGGCGTTTGGTTTATGGCACGTGATGTGAGTGCGGCGGGGGGTTACCTCTTGTCGTCTCCTGTTTCGGCGCCGAGTCCCGCGCGGAGTCCGCCCAGGCCCGCGGCGGCCAGCAGCGAGAAGACCCACGGCGCCAGCGGCACGCCGCAGGCCTGAAGTCCGCCGGCGACGAATGTTGCCGCCACCACAATGTACGTCCGCTTGCCCTTGAACCAGTTCAACATGATGTGCGTTCCTTTCAGTGTCTTGAGGCTGTTTCTGACCCCACCGATGGGGCCCCTGTCTTTCCGGTAGCTATGATCCGAGCCACCAACCAAACACCACCAGCCCGGCCGCCACGCACAGCCGCCACATGCGATCGCCCCATCGCGCCGTGTCGCTTCGCGCGGAATCGGCCTCGTCCTCGAGTCGCCCCACGCGGTAGGCCAGCGAGTCCTCGGCCCTGCCGTTGCCCACGACGGTGCGGCGCAGCACGCTGATGTCCTGGGCCATCCGGTCCAGGGAGGCCAGCGAGCGCGAGATCTCTTCGAACTTCTCCGCGCACGGGCGCGGGAGGGATGTGGGGTGGCACTTGGGGGGCATGGGGGTGTTCCTGTTTCGCGGAGACCCCACGGGCGGAGCCCGCGGGCGTTTGCCTGTTTCATTGCGGCGATTACGACGCGCCAGTGACGCGTTGCCTGGGAGTCGATGCGATCCGGCCGGCGGACTTCAGCTTGCGGTGTGGTCAACGGTTCCGCTTCGCACCTTGACTTCGCAGAAGCCGTGTTGGTCGTGCGTGTTGTCCTGGTTCCACGTCCAGTAGAGCTTGCCGTCGGCCGACGCGATCTTCAGGCCCAGGCTGCCGGTAGGTGTCAGGTCCCACTGGAGCACGTCGTCCGACGACAGCGACGCCCCCACGTTGTGGCAGACCGGCTGGAGGGTCTTCAGGTCGTCCCCGCCTTGCCAGTCGCAGTACGGGCTCGTCGCCTCCGTACCGTACGCCGAATGCAGGATCAGCTTTGACAGCAGGACGTCGTCGCTGACCTTGGCCGACCCGGCCGACGTGCCGGCGGGGATCTTGATCGAATGCGTGATGATCGTCTCGTGCCCCGTCTGGGCGGAGGCGACCGACGCGATATCGCTCTTGGAGACCTTGGCCTGCAGTTTGGCCGCCTCGCCCGACCCGTCGACCTCCAGCGTCACACCGATGTCCGTCGAGTCGCCCGCGAACGTCTTGACCTGGTTGCCCAGATAATCGCCCGAGTCGCCCGAGACGACCGCAACGAGTTGATCGGTACAGGTGCACGCGGGCAGGTCGGCCTTGGCGATGACCGCCTTGAGGGTCTCGGTCCCGCCGTCGTCGACCTCCTGGAACGAGACCTTGAGGTTGTCCCCCGTCCCGTCGTCCCCGACGAGCTTGTCGACCAGCAGGCCCGTTGCGGCGTCGTTGGCGGAGATCTTGACCATCCATCCCTCGCTGCCGACGTCGATCAGCAGGAGGATCTCGCCCCCGGCGCCGCGGTGCTCGGCAAAGGGCACGATCTGTCCGACGATCCCTCGGGTGCGGCCGGCAAGGTCGATCGCTTCGGCCTCCACGTGGCCCAGCGGGGCCGACGCGTCGGTCCAGGTTTCCTCGTCGGCGTCTCGCCGCTGCTCGGTGACGGTATAGGCCCCGCCGCCATCGTTGGCGGTGATTCTCGCCACGCCGGTCCGACAGGCGTACGGCGCGTCCGGACAGCGCTGTTCGTCAATGGCAGCCGGCACCCGGGCGGGGGCCGACGATGGGGTGCACTTGTGCGCGTACTGGCTCACGATTTCACCTGCCTTCCCGGTCCGTCCAGCTTCAGTTCGGTTTTGTGGGTCCCTTCGTCAAAGTGCCACACCACCTTGCTCACCACCGGCGCAAAACTCCCGGCCCCGCCGTCGACGCAGAGGTCTATCGCGCGTCCCGAGGTGGCGCCGACCCCGTCGCCCACGGCATACGATCGCGTGAGGTATCGCAGCAGGACGCTTCCGGCCACATGGCAGTCCTCCGCCGCGTCGCGAAGGCGCTCGGCGTACGCGGTGGCCTCCTGCACGTCGTCCGTCGTGTCGGTCTGCGCGCCGGCGCCCAGGGCATCTTCCACTTGGCGCCACGCGAACCGCCCGGGCAGGCGGGCCGTTCGGGCCGATCGAAACGGCCAGGCACTGCTCGCCCGTCGCGGCGCAAGACCCCGAACCGCCTGGTCGCACTCGATCGAACCGACCAGGCGAAGACGCAGCTTGTGCGCCCCGTCGTCGCGGAGCGCATTGTGCAGGAGCGTGAGGTAGTGCAGCCCGCGATACTCCGCCGAGAACTGCCCGCCCCCTGCGTACGGATACCACTGCCCGTCCCCGCTGGCGCCGGCCAACAGGGCCGTCGAGATCGTAAAGCCGGCGCGGTCGTTCCAGATTTCCGCCGGCACGTCGATCCAGGACGCCTCGTCGCCCACGATGCCCAGTTGCACCTTGCGCGGATGAAGGCGGGCCTTCAGCCCGTCGCTGTCGTACGTGAACGTCGAGGCCACCGGACGCGGGCGACGGACGACCAGGCCGGCCCCGCCCAGCCCGCAGGCCGCCAGGTCCGGCACGGCCGAGATGATCGACGCGAAGGCCGCATCCTCGTTCCACGCGAACGAGCGGAACACGTGACGGTGGGTCCGGTGATCGCTCCCGCCGCGGTTGTACTTGCGGGCGAAGACGTCAAACGTGTAGTACCCGCTGTCCGACCACTGCCACGGGTCCACCACGTCGTCATCGACCCAGTCATCCAGGTCATGCAATGCCGTATCCCACAGCGGGTGCAGGTCGCGGGTGGCGGCGTTGTTGTGGAACTCCAGCACGACCTGGATCCGTTTCTGGTCGCCGATGACGGTGACGTCGTTCGCGACGCGGCGGGCGTCGCGGGTAAAGCTCAGCCGCTGGACCTCGGCGCGTCGGCCTGCGGGGGAGTCGATCGCTACGTTGCCCTCGCCCGTCCCGCCCAGACGCGGCGCCTTGACGTGATTGCCCCCATGCAGCGGGAACACGATCAGCCGATGTCTCGCCGCGCCGCCGCCGACGGACCACGGCTCGACCGCAAAACCAAACCCCACCGGCTGAAGGACCGCTTCTATCGCCTCGGCCAGGTCCATGCCCTCAACGCGGACCTCGCCGAGGGGGGTATCCCCCAACAGCGAGGCGATCCGCTCCCACGGCGTGTGCGGTGAGATCACGTCGTACCCGTCAACGTGCTCGACCAGGCTCCGCAGGGCCGTGTAGGCCGTCCAGTACCGGGCCTCCACCCTTGCCGTCCCCTCCTTGACCACTGTCCGCCCCTCGGCCTCGAAGACCTTGCACGCTTGCGCACCCGCCTGCTCGTCAGCCAACCGCCAGTCGCTCCGCGATGCATTCGGCAGGCCCGCCTCGTTGAAGATGACCGCCAGGTCGCTGGTAAAGACGTTGGCCGGCACGGCGTCGCTGCTCGACAGGGAGCCGGCGATCTCCCCGTCGTCAGCATCGGCCGTCTTGTGCCACCGCCCCGAGACCACCTTGCCCTTCAGCCGCAACTCGGGCCCATAGGCGGTCACGATGCAACTCTCGCCGTCGGCCTGGATGTCAATCTCCCGCCTGGCCAGGTGCCCGCAAAACCACTCGATCCCGCCGGCGCCGTCGGCCTGCACCAGGCGAATCATGTCGCCGTCGGCGACGTCGAGGTGCTCGACGCGGTCGCCCGCGGCCTTGCCGGGCCCCACGCCGAGCTGCCTTCGCAACGTCAGCGTGGACAGGCGCCCGCCGGCTTGCCATGTCAACTCAACCGGCTGCCACGCGTCGGCGCGCCTCTGGCGAAGCCAACTGGGCCCGCCCGCCTGCTCGCCTGCAGGCGTGACCACACGACGGTGATACACGCGCATCGTGGGCGCCCGGTACACGGCGCGACGATCGGTGGGATGATACTGTGATACGCTCATGTGAATGTCCTGTTGAGATAGACCGTGGGTGTATGCGGGGCCGACGCATTGGCGACGACGGGGCCGACGACGGGGGACAGTTCGGACTCGACGCCCTGGGCCGTCCTTGCCGAAACGGCGAAGAAGCTCGTCTCTCCGTCGGGACGCTCGAAGACGTGAGTGTACTCGCCGTCCGTGACGTACGTTTCGACGGCCTCGGGAGAGCCCGGACTGGCGGAGCGGCCGGCTGATCGGTAGATCGCGAAGTCCGCCGGCGGGGCCCCGCCGTACGGCGTGCGGAACGTCCAGCGAACGGTCACCTGCCCGCCGGGGCCCGCCTCGGCCTCGACGGTCTCCACCGCAGCCGGGCGGTTGCCGATCCACTGGCCCTCGTCGTCGGTGACCACCTCAATGCTGCACGAGAGGTCCGGGCCCTCGAGCCCGTTCAGGACCGGGCGGATTACGTAAGTGTACCGCGCCGACGCGTCGTGTCCGAGGCCCGTCAGCGACGGGGAGAACTCACCGGCCCGGAGGTGCGCTATCGGCGCATCGAAGTCGACGCTTGAGGCGTCGCCCTGACCGCGATAGACGTTGTAACCGGTGGTGGAGAAGGCGCCCGTCATCAGCGGGTCGCCGGCGACGACGAGGGACGAATCGACATACGGCGCCGCGACGGCGGCCGCCTCGGCCAGCGTCCCGCCGATCCGCAGCATCTCGAAGAAGCTCTCGGCGTCCGGCGCTTCGGCCGCGTCGGCGCTGCCGATCCCGGCGGCGTAGCCGGCGGTGACCAGCGCGTCGAAGATCTCGCCGGTCGCCCGCAGCGTGTCCGCCGCGTCGGCCGAGTCGTCGACGAACGCGATCCGGCTGCCCGCCGACCCGAACGACGGGGCCCCCGCGTCGCCCCAGACAAACGCGTCGTTGGCCAGCGCGCCGATGGCGGCCGAGGCGATTCGCAGCCGCTGGCACGGCAGCGACGCCAGGTAGGCCGTCTCATCGCTGTACAGTACGTCCGTCTCCGGGAGCGCCGCCAGGGCCGAGACGACGGCGCCCGCGTCGAGGATCGCCTTGGCGTTGGCCGGCGTGTCGGCGTCGATCCGCGACGCCAGGTATATCCCGGCGGCCTGAAGGTCGCCGGCGGTCAGGCGGGCGACCGTGGACGGATCGTACAGCGGATTGACCGCCTGGCTGCTGAAGGCCGCCGGGTAGTGCATCAGTCGCGACGTGGCCGAGTGCTTCACGTCGCCGGACGAAAAGTACCCCGGGACGCCGGGGCCGATCAGGAATGCCGCCAGACGCCCGTCAACGGTCGGACGGTTCGCCAGCCAGGCCGCCAGGTCGGTCTCGACCTCGGCCTGGAACGTCGCGTAGTCGGCCAGCGACTCGCTGCTCGACGCGTTCGGCAGGATGCAGACGTTCGCGCGGGGCAGGGCGGTCTGCTGGACGACGTAGTCGGCGAACTCGCGCCCGTCGTCGCTGTCCGGGACCAGGCAGACGGTCCGCCGGGCCTCGGGATACGCCGTCAGCGGCGCCGCCGCATACGGCTCGACGTCGGCCAGGGATTCGCCCGTAACGACCTCGTCGACGTCGGCGCTGTAGCCGTCACGCCCCAGGATCACCGAGCCGAGGTACAGTTCCCCGTCGGTGTCGAACAGGTCGTAGTTGTCGACGCCGGCCGCTTCGGCGATCTTGACGCCGTCGAAGTACAGCGCGGCCGAGCCGTCCGATGCCGTCGAAGACGAGGCCCTCGTAACGGTCACCTGGACGTAGGTCCAGCGGCCCAGGACGGGGCGGTCGGGTACGTCATACGTCGCGTACGGATTGGTTGCCGGGTCGTCGTAGCAGCGGACGGCCCCCGCCCAGCCGGACACCGCGTCGTAGATCCACCACGCGGCGACCTTGCTGGCGCCGGCGTAGAGCAGCAATTGGTAATTGTAATCCGCGTCCGTCGCCTGAGCGATCTGCCTGTACCAGAACCCCACCGCGCGGGTCTGCCCGGCGGTTGGCGGCTGACACCACGAGGTCTGCCTGACGAACACCTGCGAGGTTCCGGCGGCCGTCACGCGCAGCCCCGTCGCCCCCCGTTCCGGCCAGGCGGCGGCCGCCAGGCGCTCGGCAGTCGACGAGCCGGTCTCGACGAGCGTCCATCCCTCGTCGGCCAGGGGCTGCTCGAAGTCCCAGTAGTCTTTACGAGACATCGGCGGCCCCCTTTCGCGTCGCGACCTTCTCTCGGACGGGCGGGCGTTCGGTCCTCAGCAGGCCCTCGATCACGTCGCGCAGGACGACGCCGGCGTCCAGTCCCCGCGCGGGGGCGATCCGCACCGAGCGCTTGCCGACGGTTGTTCGCCACGCGCCGGCCTCGCAGGCGGCCGCGTTCCAGGCCAGCGTGAACGTCGGCGCCCGCCCGCCGGGGGCGTGTTTGGCGTCGATACGGCCGGCACGCGGCGTAACGCGTCGATCGGGCCTGTGGTATGCTTCAAGGGTTGCAGAACTCATCTCTAGTTCCCCGTGATTGCGACCGAACCGGTGTAGATCGCCCCGTCGATCTCGGCCATCACGTAGACCGTCTTGTCGGTGGCGGTGTCGATGTTCATGACGACCTGGCCGGTCGCATCGGTGATCACCTCGTAGTCGGCGTCGGCGGCGATCTCGCGAAGCGCCTCGCCGGTGGTCACCGAAAAGTCCGTCTGCGGATCCGGCTCGGAGTACTCGGCGTCGGCGATCCACGTGCGGATGCGGTAGCGGCCGGCCAGGGCCACGTTGCCAGCGTCGCGGACCTGGATGGTCATCGTGCCGGTCCCGTCGGCGTCGTCGGCGCCGGTCAGGGCGAGTGTGGGCATCAGTTCGCGGACGGGCCAGAGCACCTGGAACATCGTGCGGCTGCGATAGTCGGTGATGTCGTCGACGTCGTACGTGCCGGCGGCCGTCACGATGGTCGCCAGCGGCACGTGGGGCACGGCCGACGGATCGGGGAAGCCCGTGGTGTTGACCGTCAGCGTGCCGGCGGCGGTCAGGTAGATCGTGTTGGTCGCGTTGTTGGTCAGCGCCTGGGCGGTCGCGCCGGCGTAGTCGACCATCGTGTCGCCGTTGGCGAATCGCCCCGCGCGCACGCCGAACGTCAGATCGCCGTCTTTGTACGCGCGAAGGGCGTTGGCGGCCTTCAGGATCGTCAGGATGCGGTGTCGCTGCCTGAAGCCGTCGAGGTAGTACGTCGACTGGCCCACCGTGTGGTAGGCGAAGTCGGTCTCGCTGTCGGTCGTTCCCGCCAGGGCGAGGGCCTGGGCGTCGGTCAGTTGGGTTTCGCTCATGTGAAGTTCTCCTGCGTAGTGCGTCGGTGGACGGTCTGCCCGTAGGGCGTGCAACTCGTTGCACGCGGAAAGGAGTGGGTATTCGTCCCGCGTGCAACAGAGTCGCACGTCCTACCCACGGGTTGGTCTTCCAGTCATGCCCCGGCGTCGGGGGACGATTCGAATGTCAGTGTCAGCGTGTCGGTGTCGTGATCGTATGCAGAAACGCTCGGGGCCGATGCCGGGCGCGGATAGGTCTCCAGCGACATCGTGTCGGTGTACTCGCCTGACGTGTTGCCGCACGCGTCGGTGATCAGCACCGTGATCGGATACGTGCCCGGCCCCAGCGGATCGGACAGCCACCAAAGCATCTCGCAGTCGAATCCGTACTCGCCGATGCCCCAGTTGTGGCCCCATCCCGCGCAGTCGGCCCCGCCAAAACCCCAGCCGCCGAGGCCCCACCCGGAGCCCCAGCCGCCGCTGCGGCGCCCGCCGGGGTAGACTGCGCGATTGCAGACCAGCACGGTCGCCTGGGCCTGGCCGGCTTGGCCCAGATAAACCTGCCAGCGATCGCCGGGCCCGTACGCCCCGATCGTTCGCGGCGTCTCGACGAGGATGCGGTTGCCCCTGTCGGCCGCCTGGATGAAGGTGTCGGCCCAGAAGTCCACGTCGGCGTCGGCGGGGTCCACGGCGAGCAGGAAGACGATGTCTTCGTCCGCCGGCTCGGCCAGCACGAACTCCACCACGCCGCCGGTCGGTCGCTGCGAGGCGACCAGGCGGCCGGAGAGGTAGCACTGGATGGACTTGTCCGCGTGCGACGTTACCGCGCGGATGACCCGTCCGAGATCGTGCTCGGCCCGGGACACTATCGTGATGCCGTCAGTTGTGGTGCTCATGGTGTCAACTGGTCGATGCGGGCCTCGACGAACGCGAGGGCCTGGTAGCCGGACTCCGCCGGCGAGATGCGGATCCCGTCGGTCGCTTCATACGATTTCAGGAGGCAGTTGGCGTAGGTCGTCCCGTCGGTGCCCACGTAGGTGGCCACCGTCGTCCCGTCGGCCTGCGCCTGCCGGGTCAGCAGGAGCGTTTTCAGCGCGTGGTGGGCCTCGGCGGCGGTGGCGCCTTGGGCGGTCAGCAGGCCTCGGGCCACGATTTCGCGTCCCGCCGTTCCGTGCAACTGGACGAACAGGCCGTCTGTGCCGGGCATGGCCTCGGCGCGGACGCGGAGGTCGGGGCTGCCCGGCTCGTCCCGCACCGCCCGCGAGACCAGGTCCGCCGAATCGAAGGTGGGAATCGACGTGTCCTGGCTCGGCGTTCTGTCATCGAAGACGAACGTGAACGTCACCGGCACGACGGCGAGGACCCATGGGGCCCGCTGGGCGCTGTCGATCTTCGCCCGGCCGAACGCGATGTCAGCCGCCGCGGACCAGTCGCAGATCTGAGTTGGCGCGTCGGCGGCGATTGCCGTCTTGGCCGCGTTGATCAGGCGGAGGATCTCCTCGAGTTGCGGCGACTGATCGCCGGCTGCGGAGTCCACCTTGGCGGCAAGGATCAGTTCCATGCTCGCCGCGGCGCGGACGACCTGCTCGGGCGTGACGTGCTCGTCGGTCGTCAGGTATCGCAGGATGGCCGCGGGGGAGGAGGTGAACTGGCACTGTCGGGCCTGGTCGGCGCCGGTGGTCGTGGTGACCGATGCGAAGACCGCCTCGCCGTCGATCGTCGCCTCGGCCAGCGCCGTCTTAACCGCGCTGAGAATGGCCCAGTCGGTATTCGTCACGGTAATGGCTGTCATCGGACTCTCCTACATTCTGGCCACGCGGACCGCGGCGGCTGACGCATGTCGGTCAGCGTCGTCGTCCGTGTCGGGATTGGTGTTGAACGCGATGTTCCAGGCCTCGACGGCCTCGATGCGCTTGGCGTCGTGGTAGTCGCGAAGGCGGGAGAACATCGTCTCGTCGGCCCGCTCGTGACAGGCCCCGAATGCCATCGACAGCGCCGTGTGGACGGCGGCGTCGGTGAGTTGGTCGGGATTCGCCAGGCGGCGGAAGTCAGGCCCGCCTCGGGCAGCGCCGGTGCGGTAGCGGCGGGCTGGCGCGCCGGCCCCGCCGAGCTGGTCGACGTACAGTTGCGCGACCGTCAGCAGGACGCGCCGGGTGGCCACCGCGCAGTAGCGGGCCATCCCCCTCGTCGAGTCGTACACCGGCAGGTCGGCCAGCCCCGCGTGCTGGTCGGCCAGGTCCGTGTCCGTGCAGAGCGCCGCGAGCAGCTCCACGGCGGCCGATGGATCGGACGTATAGCTCTCGATGTAAAACTCACCCGTCACGCCGCTGGAGTTGGCCTCAGTCAGCGTGCACCTGGCGGCGGCTGCAGCCAGGTCGCTCACGTCGGCCGTGCCGGTGGCGACCTTGTCGGCCGATTCGCAGGCGGCGGTGGCATACAGGTCGGCTGTGACCACGTCGCCGGTTCGGGCAAACGTGGCCCACAAGCGTCCGTCGACCAGCGGACCGTCCGATTGGGTCGACAGGCCCGAAAGCGACCAGCGCGAGGTGTGGACCTCGTCGCGGTCTTCGTACGCGAAACAGTAGTCAAAGCTCATGGTGAAACTCCCGTGGTTGTGGTGTCGGTGAGTCGTGGTGCGGTTAGTGTAGAGGCGGCATCTTGCCGCGTTTCGGCGGTGCACGAGGCTGATGGCCGTACCTGAAGTCCTTTGAAGCGGCAAGATGCCGCTTCTACACTGCCGGCCCGACAGTGTTACTTGGACAGAGCGCTATTCGATCTCGTCGAGCCGTCGTTTCAGGACGTCGCCTCTCGCCAGTTCGTCGCATGACCACTGGCGGCTGGCGAGGTGGTGGAGGACGTTCGCGGTCATGTCGCGCGGCGGGCGCCACCCGTCGAGCATCATGCGGACCGACGCGGGCAGGTCCACCAGCTTGGTTTGCATCGCCACCCCCGCGATGCCGTACAGCGACGGACCGAGGCACATCACCGGACAGCCCCACGCCAGGGCCTCGTTGCCTGCGTTGGAGTTGATCGTCACGACGAAGCGTGCGCCGGCGATGGCGGAGCGGAGGTCGCCCTTGATAACGGTAGCCCGGGCGTCGGCGGGGCGGTCCCATTTCGTTAGCGGATGCGGGCGGATGCGGATGTCGATGTCTCGCGGCGTGGCGTTCTCGACCGCCTGGACGAGCGGACCCGTGTGGTGGATCTCGCTGTCTCGCAACTGCGCGTCGCCCGAGACCTGGCCGAGGACGAGGATGTAGCCGTCGTCGCGCGACCGCATCGGCGTCGGGGCGTCGCCCCAGACGCGTCGAAAGCGCTCGGCCCCGCCGGCCGGTGCGGGGCGGGCCGGGCGCGACGCCCACGATGTGCGATGACCGAAGCCGCACCAGTCCAATTGCGTATGGGCCATCCGGTCGAAAAAGCCGCGTTCCATGACGAGGACCTTCGTTCCGGCCTAGCGGGCGCGGGCGGCGATGGTGCCGGCCGGGCCCTTGATGCCGTTCCACACCACCGCCACGTCCGCCCGCCCTTGCCACAGCGGCCAGGCGTGCGCCGGTGCGACGACTTCCACGTCGTGGCCGAGCCTTCGCAGGCCGACCGTCACGTGGCGGTACGGCTCGGCGGGGTCTGCGAATTGGCGGTTTCCGGCGATGGCGATTATTCGCATGGGCAGTGCTCCAGGTGGACGCGGTGTTTGGCGAAAGTGGGTACAGGCACGTTCGCTTCGCTTCGCTGCGCTGCCGAGCCAGTCCCCATTTTCGCTGACAGCACGTCGCGCCAGTGGGCGGTTGGGACGGCGGCGAGGCGCGTGTGGGGCGAGACGTTGACCATTCGTCCGCCGGCGGAGGCGACGGAGGCGACGGCGGTGGCGAACTGGCGCTCGATTCGATCGGGCACGGGGCGGTCGTATTGGCCTTCCCCGCCGGGCGACTGCGCGCCGTACGGGTCGACCATCGCCGCATGCCCGCCGCGGTAGTCCACGCCGACCAGGACGATCTCTCTCGCGCCCCGAAGGTACGCCCAGTTGGCGGCCATCAGGACCACCGACGCGTTCTTCATTACCGCCAGTTCGCCATTGGCGTCGCAGACGGGCTCGCCACGCCACGCCTTGCCCGCCTGGCGGACGAACTGGTCGCAGTGCGTCACGCGCCGATCGGCGGGGCCCACCTTCCAGGCCGGGTGAGGCTTCCACAGGGCCTCGTGGTACATCGCGCCCCATCGCTGGTCGTGCCACAAATCGCGGTACGTGTCGCGGATCACCAGGGCGTCAAACGGCGCGTCGGCCATCGAGGCGAAGCACAGCACGCGGTTGGTGCCCACGAGCATGACGTCATCCCGGGCGCATTCCCGCCGGAAGGCGGGCGGCATCGCGTCAACGGATGCTCCGTTGCCGACGATGACCGCCCGCTCCCGACGCGGCGCCCGACGCTTGGTTGTCGCGTTGGGCTCAGTCATGGCCTACAGCGACGCGTTGAAGACGCCCTTGACGATCTTCAGTTGACGGTGGTCCTGGTAGTCCTCGTCCCAGTTCGACGCGGTGGCCAGTTGCGCGTCGGTCGGGTTGTCGGCCGCCGAGGCCCACTTCATCCCGTACACCTCGTACTCCACGTCGAAGTCCTCGCGGGCGTACGTCACCGAACTCTCGCGCAGGATGTCGCGCGCCAGCTCGATGTTCTGGTCGTAGACGATCGTCCCGCGAAGGGCCCCCGCGCCCAGGCCGAGCACGTTGTACTCGGTGTGGTAGCCGCTGGTCAGCTCGCTGGTCAGGGCCGGCACGTCGGCGACGATGACCGTCCGCCCGAACGCCTGGACCACGTCGCGGTAGATCGTCACGCCGGCGGCCCGTTCGAACTGGTAGTTGGCGATCGAGTCGCCCACCAGGTCGGCGAAGACGGGCGAGGGCATGAGGAAGGTGGCGATGCTCTCGCGGGCATCGCCCATCTTGGCCAGCAGGAGGTTGATCTGCGCCATGGTGGCCGTGACCTTGGCGCCGCTGGCGGCGCCCCGTGCGACGTCCAGGACGTGGATGTCGGCCGACGCGGTCGACCCGTCGGTGGTGTCCGCGCTGTCGACGGCGGCGACGGCCGCGGCGATCAGGTTGTTGCGGATGTGAACGAGCTTGGCGTCGGCGAACTGCAGGCCGAGGTTGACCATGGCGGCGCTCATGTCGAAGTGTCGCCCGGCCTTGCGGGCCTGGATGTCCGTGACGGCCACCGGGCCGCAGCCGAGCGTCTGTCGCACCAGCTTCCCGCCGGTCATCTCGAGCTTCTTCGTGTCGACCGCCGTGCCCGGGTTGTCGTTGTCGCGCCTCGCGATCAGCGAGTCGATGGGCTTGAATCGCGCGGTCTCGGTGAAGTCACCGCCCTCGGCCATCTGGCGGGCCGGGTCGCTCTCCAGCAGGATCGCCCCGCCGGAGGCGGCGTTGAACAGGTTGACCTGCTCGACCGTGCGGCGATACTCCTCGGCGCGGAGGGTGTCGGTGTACACCATGTCACTTGCGGAACCGTATTCGCTTGTCATGTTTGTCTCCTAAGAGGGTTCAGGTTTCCGATCTCAGATCTGCGATTTCAGATTCGAGATTTCACATCTGAGATCTGAGATCTCAGACTTCAGGTCCCGATAGCCGGTCTGGCTACCGTCCGGTTCGTGCGAGCTGCACGTAGGCCTGTGGGCCGTGCGTGGCGATGAACTTCGCCTTGGCTTTGGGGTCGCGGTCGAGTTGCTCGATGGATACGCCCGGCGGTGTGGCGCGACCCCGAAACGCGCCGCTGCCGGTGTCGCCCGAGGCGGGAAGGAAGTGTGCTCCTTCCTCGGCCAGCCAGGTCGCGACGAACTGGCTGACGGGGAGGGGGCGGCCTTCGTCGTCGACGACCGGCTCGCCCGCGTCGTCCAGCACGTGGACGATCGGCGCCGGGCCGGCGACGTCCACCCTGACGCGGTCGGCCAGCAGGGCCGCCGCCTGGTCGAGCATCCGCCGGCCGTGCGGACAGCCGCTGCCGACCCCGCACGTCGCCAGCGCACGGGTCAACTCGCCGAGCCCCGCGATCTGCCTGACCGCCCCTTCGAGCGTCGCGATACGCCGGTTCTTGTCGGCGACCTGGTCGGGCAGGTCGCGGAGGCGGTCAAGCTGGGCGATCTGCTCGTCGCTGATCGCCCTGGCCTCGGCCTGCTGGGCACGCTGGCGGTATCGTCGCGACTGGGCGACCTCGCGGAGGTACGCCTCGCGCCAGTCGCGCCCGTCGTCGGGGGCCGCCTGATCGTCGGCGTCGTCGGTCGGTGGTACGGTGTTGTCATCTGTCATTGGGTGTCCTTTTCTTTCTGGCGGACTGCACGAAGAGGGGACTGGCTCGGTAGCGCAGCGAACGTGCCTGTCCCCTTTTCGGAGCGCACTGTCCGCGAAAAGGGGTACAGGCACCTTCGCTCCCTGCTCGGCCCTGCGGGCCTCGCGGCCGGTCGCTACCGAGCCAGTCCCCATTTTCGCTGCTATCTTCGGTAGCCGGCTCGTCTCGCGGCGGCGGCGAGGTCGAGGAAGGCCTGCGGGCCGTGACGGGTGATGAAGCGGGCCTTGCGGGCCGCCGCGCGGTCGAGAGAGCCCATCAGTTCGACCGGATCGACGTCGGCCGGGGCGGCGGCGCCGACGGTGACGGCTGCGGCGCGGACGTCAGCTTCGCGGTGGGCGACGGACTGGCGCAGCAGGGGGTTGGTTTCGAGTTCGCCGGCCAGCACGTCGGCGGGATCCGGTTCGATGACGGCGGCGCCGGTCTCGTCGAGCGTGCAGGTGAAGCGGCTTCGGAACACCGCGGCCGCCTGCGGCGCGATGCCGACCGCGGCGGCGGCCTCGTCCAGCGCGCAGGCTACCGCGAGTTCGCGGCAGCGTGCGCGGAGCGTTTCGCTCTGGGCCTCCGCGGCGGCCAGTCGGTCGGTCAGCGTCGCCCGGTCGGCCTGGGCGGCCAGCAGGTCGTCGATCTGCGTCGTCAGGGCGTCGTTGGCCTGCTGGAGGGCTTCCAGCGTGTCGGCGCGGGTCTGGGCGGGCGTTTGTGCGTCGTCTGCAGTTGCGGTCTCGTTGTGAGTGTCGTCTGACATTGTGTCTCCCGGTAAGAGGGTCGTGGTGTTGGGTGTTTCCTTCGAAAGCCCCGTGACGGTGTCGCGGGGATCCCCCCGACGCCGTCGGGGGGCTTTTTCGCTCTGCGCTGTGCGCGGGTTCGACTCGTGCGGGTTATCGAGGCGTCAGGTCGCTGTGAAGACCGCCTGGTCGATCTGTGCCATGGCGGCGGCGTAGGCGTCGTCGTCTTCCTTGGTCAGGGCGTTGACGAGCTTTCGCATCATGATGCGCACCACGTCGGGCGTCTGGTGATGGACGCCCGCGCCGACGAACCGTCGGAGCTGGTCCACCAGTTCCCCCGCGGAGGCGAGCACGAACTTGCGGTTGTACTCGACGCTGTAGCCCAGTTCGTCGGCGGACACGGGTCGGCCCTCGTAGCGGCTGACGGCAAGGCGGACGATCTCGCGCTCGGCCTGTTCGGCCTGCGAGGCGGTCATGGACATTTCGTTGTCGAGGTCCGTCCGTTCGACGGCCACCTGCGTGCCGGAGGTGGCGCGGGTCTTGACCGAGCCGGAGGCCCCGGTGAGCCTGCCGATTCGCAGGATCGCCTCGGTGAGGACCTGTGCGAAGCGGATCTTGGCCTCCACGTGGTCGACGCTGCCGGCGACGTCCTTCAGTTCGGCCCCGTCGGGAAGGGCCCAGCAGCCCATGGGCGTGATCTCGGTGGGAATCTGGTCCGCCTGCACGCCGGTGGCGACCATGAAGGCGATGTTGCGGTAGATGTCGATCTGGATCTGGCTGACGAGGTTCAGCAGATACCGCGCGATGGGCGCCACACGGGTCAGCAGGCTCAGCGGCACCTTGGGATTCTCGGCCCGGGCGGAGGTCTTGAAGTAGAACGAGACGATGGGACAGGCGCCCAGGGCGATCGGGCCGGTGCGGACGGTGGTGGGGGTCTCGCCGTCGTCGGCCTGCTCGTACAGGCGCCACTGGTCGCCCGTGACGGTGAGGTACCGCGTCAGGCCCGGCGGGGCGGACCACTCATCGCTCGCCGGCACGTCGCCCAGGCGGTAGCGCGCCCAGAGGTATCGCCCCGCGTGGTCGGTCGCCCAGTCCAGCCGGTCGGCCGGGCCGAACGCGTGGACGTACGGCAGCAGGCCGAGCTGGCGTTCCTGGGCGAGACTGACCGGGCGGGCGCCGTCGGGGGCGGCGGCCTTGTCGACCACGAAGTCCACGCCGTTGACATAGTACAGCCTCAGCGCCTTTCGCATGAAGTCGTCCATGGACGTGCCCCCGCCGTCGACGTTGCGGCAAAAGGCGGCGATGAAGTCGCGGTGGGGCGAGCTTGCGTACCGCCGCACGGGCGGCGTGCGGAAGATGTTGTCCACGCGGAGATTGATCAGATCCGCGCAGTGGTCGACCGCCAGCGACGCGCCCTTGCGCCACAGATACTGGGCCGCCGGCTCGCCGCCGGACCCGAACGCGTCGAGATACTTGCCCTCCCGCAAGATCGTCAGGTTCATCTCCGCAAAGTCGCGGTTCAGTTCCCACGCCTCGGCCAGTTCGTCATAGATCGCGTTGGTCGTCGAAGGATCAAAGTCAGTTACGGTTGCTGTCGTGTCGGTCATTCATAGTCCTCTTGAGTATGAGTAAGGGTGTCTGATCTTCGTATCACAGCGCTGAAGCGCGCTGTCGTGTGCGCCTCGTGTTGTCGTTCACTCCACGTTTAGCGGTCGATCGTTAGATCGACGCTCGCGGTCTGCGGGCGCATCATCCGCCGTTCGAACGACGAACGTCGATCTGACGATCGACCGTTAAACGTGGAGGTAACGACAAGTTCAGTTCCATGTAGGGCGTGCAACTCGTTGCACGCGGAAGGGATTGGGTATTC